TGCAGTGGGATCCAGATTCTCGCGGGCCTCGCCCGTGATAAATCAACTGCACGTCTTGTAAACGTTCTTCCATCCGATAAACCTCAGGACGCTTACAAAGTAGTTGCAGAAGCTGCTACTCCTAAATGCCCTGCTTCCATTCGTCCGCACATGGACAGAAAGACTGTGAAGCGTGTCGTGATGACTGTCCCTTACAACGCTAAACCGTACTCCAACCGTGGATACATTCGTGAAGCGTTGAAGGATAAGGGTGTTGAGATTGAGAAAGACGATCTCACCGCTACTGTTAAGGCAGTCAGGGATGCAATGAATGTTGTCGTTCCTGGTCCTATGGCAGTCATGGCATGGATTGAAAAGGAAGTAGCATCTGCAATCAAACGTGGAGCAACTGAACTAACTTGGGTTACTCCTTCAGGTTTTGTGGTTACACAGAAGCTGATGAAAAAACAAGTCCAAGAAATTAAACTTCAGCTACTTGGTCGTTGTGAAATTCGTGTAGCAACTGGTGACACCGACACGGTTGATCTTGCTCACCACAAAAACGCGACTAGTCCAAATTTAATTCATTCACTGGACTCCAGTCTTTTACATTTGACTGCTGTCCGGTTTGATGCACCCATAGCTCTTATTCACGACTCCGTGTTGTGTAGAGCTACAGACATGTCCACCTTGTCCACGCTTGTTCGTGAGACATACATGCATCTCTTTGCAGAGCATGACTATCTAACATCCTTTGCCCAACAGATTGGGGCAGAGACAGACCCACCAATCGTCGGAGACCTTGAACCGGAATCCGTGATTGAATCCACCTATTTCTTTTGTTAATGGCAAACCGCACCATCCACAAGACTGAACAGCCTGTTGTCCTTGAGGGATACCAAGCTGTACTGAAGCCGGGTAAGTTCGGCTACAAGCTGTCTGCAATTGTCGATCAGACAACTGTTGACAAACTTGAAGATGAGCGGACTGAAGTCCTTAAGTGGGCAGAGTCCAAGCTCAAGAATCCCAAGCGTTCCACGCTCAAGCCTGAGCCGTGGGAAGAGCTTACCGGAACTGAAGGTAAGTATCAAGTTCGATTCAGTTGGAATGACGAAACCCGTCCTCCCATCGTTGACAGCGAAGGTACACTGATCACCAATGAAGACACTCCGCTGTACGGCGGTTCAAAGGTGAAGCTGGCATTCTACCAGAAGCCTTACATCCTCAAGGATGGCGTCACCTATGGCACCTCGTTGAAGCTAGCTGGTGTGCAGGTCATTGCACTCAACAGCTCCGCTGGTGTTGACATTGGTGACATGGATGAAACCGACATTGCTGCCCTGTTCGGTAAGACTGCTGGCTTCAAAGCTGGTGAACCCAACATCACTTCTTCTGAAGAAGCTAGTCCTGACGACGACTTCTAATGGGTTATCGTTCAGGTCTAGAGAGACAGGTTGCTGATCTTCTCAATGGCTTGAAGGTTAACTACGAATATGAAGATCGACGTATACCATACCGATTGCATTGTAATTACTTACCTGACTTCCACCTTGCTAACGGAATCTTTCTTGAGGTAAAGGGAAGGCTGACAAGTGAAGATCGTCGTAAAATGAAGGCGGTCAAGATGTGCAATCCAGATCTAGACATTCGCTTTGTCTTTCAAGCACCTTACAACAAAATCTATAAAGGATCAAAAACAACCTACGCGAAGTGGGCTGACAAGCACGGCTTCCCGTGGTGTTCATATACCACAATTCCAATTGACTGGCTCACATGAGCGAGAGCGAATTTGTAAGGCATGAGCCTTGCTCCACCTGTGGCTCATCGGATGCAAACTCATTGTATTCCGATGGTCACAGCTTTTGTTTTTCATGCAACACATGGTCTCCCGGTGAGGGAAACATTGTTCACACTCAACAACGCATGTCCACCAATGTCCAACTGTGTGGCTCAGCTGAACGGCTGCAGAAACGACGTATCTCGGAAAAGATATGTCAAAAGTACAAGATCCACAAAGACGGCAATGTCCTTCGCTTCTACTACTTCAGTGAATCTGGAGTACTAGAAGGTTGTAAGGTCAAAACAAAAGACAAAGTATTCACTTACGAAGGTAATGTCCCAGGCACCCTTTTTGGACAACACCTGTTTCCAGCCTCTGGAAAGAGAGTCGTTATCACCGAGGGAGAACTCGATGCGGCTAGTTGTCAAGAAGCTATGCCGGGGTGGCCGATGGTATCACTACCTAGCGGTGCCGCTGCGGCAAAAAAGTCGGTTCAACGGGCTATCCCATGGCTCCAGGGTTATGAGGAGATTGTCTTGTTCTTCGACAATGACGAGGCAGGCCGTAAGGCGGCGGAGGATGCAGCAAGCGTCCTTCCACCTGGCAAAACAAAGATTGCACGGCTGGAAACGCATAAGGATGCTTCGGACGCGCTTCAAGCGCACGATGAACAGCTAATTAGAGAGGCTATTTGGAACGCCACGCCCTACCGTCCTGACGGGATTGTAGATGGCAAGTCTCTTCTTGAACTTGTAACTACACCTACACCTCCGGCAGATCATGACTATCCATTTCAAGGAATACAAAACAAACTGCACGGGATCAGGTATGGCGAGCTTGTCACGATTACTGCAGGATCTGGCATTGGAAAATCCTCATTCTGTCGTGAACTTGCAACTGACCTTCTTAACAAAGGAGAACGGGTCGGTTACCTGGCTCTTGAAGAGTCCAATCGACGTACTGCACTTGGACTGATGTCCGCTGCAGTAGGTAAATCACTCCACCTTGGCGAACATGATCGATCTACTCTCACCGAAGCGTATCAGGCAACTCTTGCTGATTGGAATCTCTTTCTTTTCGACGGCTTTGGTTCTTTTGATCCTGATCTCATCTACAACCGAATTGAATACCTGGCAACGGGTCTTGATGCAAGGGTAATCTTTCTTGATCACCTAAGCATTCTTTTGTCTGGTCTTGACGGCGATGAACGTCGCATGATTGACACGACAATGACTAAGTTGCGGTCTCTTGTTGAACGAACAGGAGTCGCTATGTTCCTCGTCTCCCACCTCAGGCGAACATCTAACGATACTAATCATGAGGAAGGAGCAAGGGTTACGCTTGGACAGTTGCGAGGAAGTGCGGCAATTGCACAGCTGTCTGACGGAGTTATTGCACTCGAAAGAAACCAACAGACCACAACTGGAAACAGTGATACAACAGTGCGAATCCTTAAGAATCGCTATTCTGGCGAAGTTGGCGTCGCGTGCAATCTAAATTACGATTTATCCACCTGTAAATTTAATGAAACTCAAGCCGAACCTGAATTCGACCCAACAACTGATTTCTAAACCTAACCCTCCTACTCCTGAAGCAGTTGCGAAGGCACAGTTCAAAGACAAAACGTATCAATGGAAGGGATCTGCAGCGCATAAGGCTGCTAACGTACAACCTTCTGTTTAACGGACTTATATTTGTAACTAACTTATTTATTGTAGCTGGTGTAATTAGGCACTGGAATGACATCCCTGATCTTTGATTTAGAAACAAACGGTCTGCTACATGATCTCTCCCGTATTCACTGTCTGGTCATCTACGATGTCGAAGCTGATCAAACCCTTTGTTACAACGACGAAGGTGATCAAGAACCGATTGTCCGTGGTGTATCAAGACTTGAAGAAGCGGATTGCATAGTCGGGCACAACATTATCGGCTACGACATACCAGCAATCAAGAAACTATATCCTTGGTTTCAAGAGCCTGGTGTTGTCATGGACACGCTGTTGCTGTCTCGTCTTTATCACACAGACCTACTAAGCATAGATAAAAAACGTAACTGGAAATTCATGCCATCTCAGCTGTACGGCAGGCACAGTCTTGAAGCCTACGGCTACCGCCTTGGTGAATACAAAGGTTGTTTTGCCAAAGACACTGACTGGAAAGAATGGAGTCAAGAGATGCAGGACTACTGCGTACAAGACGTAAACGTTACTAAAAAACTATGCAAACACTTCCACCCCTACCTGACTGGTGTTCGCTAGAGCACAAGGTAGCCCAAATCCTCACTGAACAGGAACTACATGGATGGTACTTCAACGAGCGACAGGCGTACGAGCTTGAATCAGCTTTGCGAAGCGAACTGGAATCTCTTACAGACTCACTACGAACAAGGCACCCTCTCGTTGCAGGAGCGGAATTTACTCCTAAGCGAAACAACAAAACTTCTGGTTACGTTGAGGGATGCACCTTCACTCGCCTTAAAGAATTCAACCCTACTTCCAGAGACCATATTGCATGGGTAATGCAAGAACATTACGGCTGGAAACCTACTGACTTTACAGACAAGGGTAAGCCAGTCATTGATGAAGTAGTTCTTAAAGACATTGGTACGCCAATAGCTCTTGAGTTCTTTCGTTGTCTTGATCTAACTAAATCACTTGGCATGTTGTCGGAAGGCGTCAATGCCTGGTTGAAGTTAGTAAAGAACAACAGAATTCATCATCACTGTTCAGTTGCAACTAACACATTCCGTTGCGCTCATCGTAAACCAAACTTAGGACAAGTAAAAAGTGACGCAGAATTTAGAAGGCTCTTTACGGCGAGCCCAGGTCAGGTCATGGTTGGCGCTGATCTTAGCGGTATCGAGCTTCGGATGCTCGCTCACTACCTTGCTCGCTATGACGAAGGTCGCTACGCAGATGTCCTCCTTCACGGAGACATTCACCAAGAAAATGCCGACAAAATTGGTATCTCCAGGCGGCAAGTTAAAACCGTCAGCTATGCCTTCCTCTATGGAGCAGGT